TAAAGGGCAATAAAATAGAACCTGGACACATATTTGAAATTGAACCATATAACAGATTAAAGCATGGCGACGAGATTGATATGCTTATGGATGATAAGGGAACCACGCAAAGGTTCAAGATAGGCGATGATGGTCAGCCGATATTCCCTAAATCCGATGCAATGGGACACGAAGAGATTCGAGAGCTTGCGAAGTCGCTTGAGAAACAGCTGTAGGTGTCGGGGCCGAAGTGAGCCATCTTGAGGTAATTCCTCCTCCGAGTAAGTGAGCGTCAGAAAACTGTTGTGCTCATGTTGAGTTGTTTCCAGCATAATCCGGTGGGTCCAGACCCGCTGGCGGTTAATACGGCAGGGCAGGCACTGGCCACAGCCAAATGCCCGCCCTCTGTTGATGATGGGATACTTACAGTTCACATCCGGTATCCTATGCGGATGCGACCAGCCGAGCCACGACGTAGATTACGACGGCGACCACGGGAACCACCACGTGTACGACGACGGCGACGACGATAGCGCATAACAATTGCTCCTTAATAGTAGATCCCGAACAAGCCTCGCTTGTGCGGCGTGTATTGTTGCGTGAACGGATTATAGATCCAAGCATCGTAACCTTCCGGTAAAGGCGCATCCGGTGGAGTTTGATTGAGCCCAATACTTGGCAAGATCCGGTTGCGCAAGTTCCATGACAACATACCTATGGTGTCGTCGTCAAGCCGGTCCTTGGCGTCCTTCGACATTGTGGGCATATAGCCGTCTGTTGTGCGGGTGTAACCAGTGTCAGATACGGCACCGGCTTCTTGATGGGGCTTGCCTGGGGCGACAGATTGCCGTGCCATTGGCGAGGTTTTAACGAGCCCGCTAGAAGATTGTCCATCAACAAGCATACGCTCGCCCGCGCTTGGCATCGGGACAAGTGCGCTTTGACGGATTGTTGCAAGACGGGATGCAGTAATTTGCTCGCGTAGCACATCGTTCTGAAGTCCCATGTTTTCCAGTTGGAGTTGTTGGAGAGCGGCGTTAGCGCCGCCTTGACTGTCTGTGGCCGCGATCGCGCGGCCGATGTCCTGGCCAGCCGCGGCCAGGTGAGCGCCGCCCCGAGACGGAACAGCACCGATAAGCGACGTCCCGCCCGGATGAGTTTGAGCACCTAGAGCGGCGAGAGGGTGAACGCCCGCAGCCTTTGCATCGTTGACCTTCCATTGGATGCCGGATTGCGCGAATTCTTTTTGAAGGGCGATGTTTTTATCGTTGATCGCCATATTGGTGGCGTTCGTCTTCTCGACGGACTTGTCCTCAGACTTTTTCCCGAGGATACCGCCGAGGAGAGACGCGCCCGCGCCGATTATTGCGCCTAGCATGATACGTCACTCCAGAAGTTACGGCGGCGCTTGCGTTGGCGGCCGCCCTTACCAGCATGATTCAGAGCGTGCATGACCTCCTTTCGGACCTTCCGGCGCAGGCAGATGGTTACCAGGCGGGGTTGATGAAATGAGAGCGAGTGGAAATGTGGCCCGCGTGAAACCACGCGCGCGGCTGACCGGACTGTTGATACTGGAGGAGCAATCGTTTCGTCCGGTCGATATGAACGCCGGTCTGGTGTTCGAGGTGGATCACCGAGCAGCGCTATCAGCGGCGGAATATGGATAGGCTTGAGCATCTGAGATAGCGAAAGAGTAGGGATTTCGCGCTCAAACCTCGCAGTTGCTTGTGGATTATGGCCGCTGGTGCGTCTGCTCATGGTGTCACCTGGTGCAGTGGGTATCAAGGGTACCCACTGATTATGGTGTGTCAGGCCACCCCCGAGCAAGAGGAAATGGAGACGGCGACGGGTTGTCGCCTATGATCAATCTCACGTTGTGCGGAAGCTAAAAAAACGAGAGGGGGACCTCTCAAGGGACGCATCCCCGCTGCGCCGGCCCCCCGCTTTGGAGGGGCCGGCTTGGGGGACGCTAGGATGTTGCCGCAGGCGGCGGCGTGCCGTCAGAAGGCGGAGTACTAGGGGGAGAGGCTGGCGGGGCCGAAGGCCCCGCCAGCGGGGCCGGGGGCGGCCCTGGATCGAAGACCTCTTCGTAAGGTGAGCGAGGGTCATAGTCATCGCCGACGTCGAAGTCGTCGGCCTCTTCGAAGGTCTCGAGGCCAGCAGCTTCTACCTCCTGCCGGAGCTTTTCCGACCGTATCATATCGCGAATTTGCTCGCGTAAGGTCGGGTGTTTCTTATAGCCGAGAGGCGGAGAGAGCGGTATCGGGTCGGGCTTCTCCCGACCCCTGGCGTCGAGGTAGTCATCCTGCGCGGATCGCCTCCGCGCAGGCTCAGGTTGCGGCGGGTCCAAGTGCCCCGCGACGGCCGATGTCTTCTTCGTAGTCATGATAACCTCAGTAGATAAAGGAGTTGCCCATTCTAGATAGTAACCGGCGAGCCTGAATGGAATGGTTCGCCATGATGTAGAGCACGTCCTCTGACGGGACAGCGAAGACGCGCTCTGTAGGAACGGACTTCACAAAGTCCGCATTGAGCGCTGGAGCGCTCGAGAACACGCGGGCGAGGTGCCAGTGTTCAAGAGTGGAGGATCGGAATTCTCCGCCTATTGAGCTTTCACAGCGTCGGTATTCATCATAGCGATCTTGGTAGCCGAAAGTCCCTTCTGGGGTGCCGTGAGCAGGGTAGACTTCCTTGTTAAGGATTTCTTGCTGGCCGATGTGTTCAAGTTCTCGCTGCCAGAAGTCTTCTTTGATGCGTCGGTTCCAGGTTCTGTGAAGCCCTTGGGCGTACATGGTTCGAGGCTTGGCAGAGATAAGTGAGAAGACGTAACCATGTTCTTCAAAGTGTCGGCGATAGCGATTAGATCGCATAGCAGATACACCATGGCCGCGCATTTCGCCGACTGGGTTCGTCCCTTCAGCTGTTTGCAGAACTTCGCTGAATTGGATAGTTTGCTTGCCACCTCCAAGATACTCTGGTCGCTGAAGACGGGCGTCACTGGATCGCACCCCAAGATATCGAAGATATTCGGTATATCGGGAACCGTATCTGGCTCTAGCTTCTTCATAGCGTTGTAGGGCTAACCCCTCCCTGAGAGCGTTAATAGTAACGGCAGATGCCGAAGAAAGGTCCGCGTAGGGGCCAGGCGTATTAGTAGCATTTACGCCCTGTATTTTAATGATAGGAGTCCCCGCCCCAGTCCAGTTACTCCCGGCGGCCGCGCCAGCCGCGTCGCGAAAACCCGCGGCAGTAGTGTTATAGTCCTCATCGTCCTCCAGCGCTATTCCCATAACAGGAGCTGACGTTCCGATAGGGATAGTAATTGCCGGGCCTTTTTGCTCCCATGGCCGAGCTGACGTGAAGTAATCTTTTTCCCAGCAGATGTTTTGAAGCGCTGTAGACGTCGTGCTATCTGCGCCGCTTGTTTCGTCGACCGTAAGTTCCGTTTGTAAGTCCTGGTCACGATACCACTCATTCCAGATCATCGCGTAACCGCGAAACGGCAGAGCAGAAACCTCGAGATTGTTGACGCCTGGTGTCACTCCCAAGTAATCCGCCAGCGAGCCGACAGCAGCACCAGTACCACCACCAAAAGTAATAGTGGGGAAATCAGAAGCATCCATGCCATCGGGTCCGCCGGTAATGAAATCCTCCCAGTCCTCCCACACAAGACGATGAGGAACAAACCAATGATGTATCCGCACATGAACTGGATGCATAACAGGGGCGAGCAGCGGAGAGCAGCGTACAAGAGCATTCGTCGCCTGCTGCATAGTATCGCCAGGTAATACTTCAACAAGGCCGCATGGTACGAGCTCACCGAGATCGCAAGAGAGAAGCTTGTAGTGACTAAGCGAAAATTTATTGCGTTTCATAGAACGCGCCCTTTCTTATAGATGTTACGACGACCTTCGATTTGTCTAATACGTGGCATATTCTGTTCAATTAGCGCCTGGCGAAAACCCTCCTGTTTTTGAAATACCGCCGCCTTAGAGAATGTATCCGAGCGCAGATCGCGCAAGTCTTCTTCCATCCTTTCCAGTACTGCCTCAGGCGCATTGGGGGACCTTCCTATACGTTCACGTAACCGACGACGTAGGTATCTCCCGAGGGGGAGCGTATTCGTACCGTGCCGCAACGACACTGGTACATCTTCCAATTGGTTCTCCAGCCCGTGCTCGAGAAGCGTAGATGCAACCTCATCCATAACGTGTGCGCCAATGCCTGGCCGCAGGGACATACGGGCGAATTCGGGAGCCCTTCCAGCAAGTCGTGGGTCATCAGCTTTCGTCATCTTCTTTGTAACGTAACCAGCAACATAAGCCGCAGATTGCGTAGTGAGCGATCCGCAGTGGATACGACCACGGCCCCATAGTTCCCCGAGCCTGGCACAACTGTCACAGCAACTGACTTGTCCTTGTCGGTTATAACCCGTACTACCTCGCGAGCACTCGGGATATCCAAACAATGCCGCATGATAATGTGGGCGCCAGGGCTGGTCGCCATATTCGCCCACAGCGAAGAACCG